CGCTGCAATTGCAGGTGGCCAGGCTGTAGAAGCAGGTGCCACTGGTGCTGTAATTGCGTGGGGAGGTATAAATGCCATCGTTGGTCTTTGCACTGAACCAGCTCTGCTTGCAGATACCGTAGTGGAAATACAGACGAGGTTCTAAGGAGTGTGAAATGAATGGGAAAAATTCTAGAACCAACAGATTTGTCGGATATAATGAAACCCGAAGTCATCGTGGAGGAAATTGTAGGTCTTGCAAGACCTATGTACGTTCTCAGAGCGTTGTGTAAGGTTTTCCAGTTGGATGAACTCGAGGCAAAAGTGCCAACTGCCACCAAATTTACTGGACAGAAGAAAGTAAAACCTATGGAAAAGGTCAAGCTGGACAGTTCTACCTGGGGAGAAATTCCTGTAGACTGCTACAAAAATTGTGTCAACTTTGCACTGGCATTTGAGACCACACAGAAGTCCAGGTGGGATCTAATACGCATCCAGGCGGATGAATCTGCGAAGACCATTGCACGAATGGAAGATGAGGATATACGTGATGTACTTGTTACTCTCGTTGCCATTGCTGGTAGCGATTGGAAAACGTCATCAAACGATCCCATGGTTGATATCATGGCTGCCATAACCGCTATCATCGATAATGGTTATGACGCAGACAAGATAGCAATGTCGGGTTCTGCATATGCTGCAATGGTATCAAATCCGAATATCAAGAACACTTTCGAAAGAGGTGCCTTGGTGTCTGGGAAGATACCATCAATAGCTGGACTGCAGGTCTTATATTCTTCGACCATAACTGCTAAGGAAGCTTATGTTGTCGATAGTATGCACTGTATACTGTTGGCGGACGGGCCCGCAGCCAAGGAAGACTATCATGGAGAAGGAAGCTTCATGCAGGGTTTTGCTGTTGCGAAGTTCCTCGATGTGGTCAAGATAAATGACGACGCTGGACGTAGAATAACCGGAATTCTGCCGTAGAGCAGTTAAGCGGTGAATGAATATGGCGGTAAGTGTCTCTGACGTACGAACACACCTCAATGAGATAAGTGAAGCTCAACTTGCATCTACAAAAATAGCTCAAAGCATATTGGATGCCGAACAAACAGCTTCAACTATCGGAATACCGGTTTCTCATTTTGATCGTTTTGTCAGAGCACTTACCGCCTACAACTCTCTTAACTTTGCATTTATATACAATCACATCAAGGTCGGACAAGTAGATGTGCGCAGGGACTGGGAGCATGTTCTATCTCTCCTAAAACAGGAGGTCGATGAAATACTTTCAGAATGTTGTCCAGGAGCACTGGATACAGCACTTTTCACGGATTCAACCCCCATGTTCGACGAAAGACCTACTGATCCCTATGAAGAGAGCGAATGTGGTAATTGTTGTCTTGTAAATAGGGGTTGCTAATAAACACCAAAAACTGGTGGTATCATGCCCGACGTAAGAGTCACCGTAATGAGCAATGCAGCTGCATTCATTAAGTCGTTTTTTGACTACCAAGGTCAATTGGGCGAGGCAGTAGCTCATAAGGGTGCTGAAATTTGTCGTGGTTATTTTGATACTCGAGGGCCCAATGGTTCTTGGCCCAAGAATCATCCATTTACCATAGAGCAAAAGGGGCATAGTCGTGTTGGTGTTAATAAAGGACACCTAAAAGACTCTTATCATGCAACGAAAATTATGGATACTTGGGTAATTGCTTCTAACAATCCTATCGCGGCCATATTTGAATTTGGTGCAGTCGTTAATGTTACATACAAGTCTCGTATATGGCTGGCTGCTCACGGGTTGCCATTATCTGGGAGCACTAGGAGCCTGATAATTCCAGCGCGACCGGTGATAGAGCCCATGAAGAAAGAGCTCAAAGGAACATTTCCAATTATACACAGTGCAACATATGCAAGAGTAAAGTTCTATTAAGGAGGAAGATATTATGACAGACATAGTGGGAGATATAATAGATAATACAAAAGAGGATATTATAGAAGGTGCAAGTGAGATATCGAACAAAATAGTTGATGATGCTACCGAAGAAGCGGAAAAGATGCTCAATAAGTTTATGCGCAACCATCCCAGACTCTGGAAGGCCATTGCAATATTAATAGTTGCTGCTGGTTTCGCCATCACTTACTTCCTAACGTGATAAGATGACAGAGGCATACTTCCACACAGATAACACTGCCCTTGATACGACAAGGATATTTACTGAAGGTTCTATCTATGTTACTGGGAGATTTAAATTGGATGTTGAAACAGTAAGGAACAATTGTCTTCTGGAGATAATAGTATTCGATAAGATGAAAAATGAGCTTGGCACACTATTTTCATCGGTACAAGACTTTGCGCTCGGGTATAATGTATTTGATGTTGTACTTGTCCATGGGAGCAGACCATTTTACACCCCTCCATGTAATAATGTGTATACGTTCAGATTCAAGATTACATCATCCGATCCAATCGAATTCGTGCAGATTGATGATTATAACGTTCAAGTTGTTAACTCAGCTCCGCAAGAACTCATACCTGGTTTCCGTGGAGTATTTGAAGGGCTCTCCGGGATGCACAAACAATTTATTCGTGTGAGAGAAACATACGAGAACGCCGATGGCTATATGGATCGTGTCTCGAGCGACGAAGAAATCATCACTGGTATCTTTGTGATCCCGAGTAAAGTAACTGCTCCCCAACCTGAAGGTGGTGTTGACAGTGATACCGAGTGGCTATATACCAAATGTCAGGTAAAGAAAGACGACATAATATACCCTCTCGATTATTCCGAATCACGTGAAATGGTATCTTTCATTAATGGCAACTATGATGAAGGGGGAACTTCTGCATGGAGTCATCCTGAAATGGCCTGTGATGGAGATGAATATACTACAGCGAGTATACTGTCTCCTGACGCACCTGGAAACTTCTGGTTAAAAATACTAACACCAGATACTTTTAATGTTGATGAAACGATTACCAAGGTTGAGATAGGTGCAAAGCATGTTGTTGCGGGAGCGAAGGCAAATGCTTCTCTGACACTGCTTATTGGTTTACAACCAGGAAACTCATACGACTTTACTCCGGTATCACCAAATGTCGTCCCTGAATTTAAGTTTGTAGATGTTACACTAGATCCCATTGCTCCTGATGTGTGGACATTCAAAGATATTGATAATATTAGTGTTGTATATGAAATTGTTCATCCATTACAGGTTGAAGTGTTATTGTATGAAGTATTTATTCGAGTGACTACTGTGCGCAATGGTTCAAAATATAAAGTTACAAGCGTTCACGATTATGGTGATATATTGCTGTGTGAAGTGGTGAAAATACATGCTGAGTGATTCTCAAAAGAAGTTCATATATCAGAACATGCCGAGTACAGCAGAATATCTAACAGAGAATGCTGTATATCCCACTGGTGATGATGCTATTGAAAATCATCCCCATGGTTCGTCTTCCAATTATAGTTGTGTTGATGATGATTTCCCAGATGAGGGAGATACTTATATTTATCCTCCGGGTGTTGTTGGTGATTTTAGCAAAGATATATACACTATTGGTAGTGGCTTTGGTAGTGGAGATATTACGAAGGTTACTGTATACTGTCGTGTGAGAAAGGATCAACATTCTGCAGGTGCTCATGCTAATTTTGGTATTGATATTGATGGAAGTGAGTATACAATGGGATATTTCGTTCCAACGGGTGAGTGGATAACATATACAAAATCATGGACTGCTAATCCTCATACGGCATATGATTGGAACTGGAACGATATTGCTAAAATCAAACTTCTCGTGCAATTACAAACTCCTGATACTGGTAGGATGATGTGTACACAGCTATATATGGTAATTACGCATACTGGGAAGAATATTTCCTTCCGGAAGAGATACGCAAACCAGTGGGAGCTTGAACACAATAACGATGAGGAAATAACATATCCTGTGATATTACTCAGATATAGTACTCAAGATGATGCAAAGAATCCACTCGACGAACGCAGGTGGACGGACGAAAACTCTGATGATACTGTTACAATAGGGTATGGTGCTGAATCAAAATCGCGTCTAATAATTGATGTAGTCTCACCGATGGTTAGTGTTGTGGGGAGAACATTAGCAGCAACTCGTGTAACGGATATGATGGCTAATCTCATATGGAAGTGGCTTAAGCGCCATGTATCACGTACTGATATGTCCTGTAATGATGTGAGTGACATAGTAGATCTTGATAATCTCATGCCTGGTCAGAATATCTCCAGGAAGAGAATTATTGCATTCGTAGTTCATAATGTTATCACTGAAAAGATAACTACTGAACAGCTAACAGATGTAAACTACGAGGTGGAAATAGATGACTAAAAAGGAAGCAACTGCAAAAACAACCGTTCAGCTGTTTTCCGTAGGCAAAATCTTGCAGAGAGGTGATACTGCAATTGTCGAGGCAGATCTCCCAGAAATCAAGAAAGCTGCCGAAATAGGCTTAATTAAGCTCGCGGAAATAAAGGCTGAAAGGCCCAAGAAGGAATTTCCTAAGAAGGAATTTCCTAAGAAGGAAGTTACTAAGAAGGAAGTTACTAAGAAGGAAGCACCCGAGAAACTGGCTCCTGCAGAGGAAGAAACTCCTAAAGAGGAAGAAACTCCTGTAGAAGAGCCCCCAAAAGAAGAAGCTCCCGAAAGTAAGAAGAAATCTTCAGGCAAAAAGAGAGCGGAGTGCCCAACATGTGGGAAGAAATACTACGACCTCAGTAAACACAACTGCCCCAAAGTTGAAGAGTCTTCTGAAAAAGACAACAAGTAAGAATAGGTGATATAAATGCCCGTAGATCCAATAATAGTGGACACAACTATATCAGCGCGACCTAGCGAGAGACGTACCTATGGTGCCATATTAGTCATGGGTTTCTCATCTACAGGAACCGCAACTACCAACACGGTGTATCAAGTCTCTACCGTTACAGAAGCTGCTGCTTTGTTTGGCAGTGCGAGTGATGTGTACAAGGGAATAGAAGCTGCTTTCGTACAGGGAGCAGTTGAAGTATATGCCGTGTATGTGACCCCGTTAAACAAAACCGACATTGCTGTGGCTGCTGGAAGCGTTCAGGCGCTCTCAGAAGACAATATCCACGATATCTCTATAGCTGCGTTTACCATCGAGTATACTGATGGCGTTCCGACAGACCCGGGCGCAAACAAAGCGATGGTAAACTTGCTGACTGGAGATATATATATAAATGGTGCTGTTGCAAGCGATGTCAGCATTGACTATGTTAACTGGGACACAGATGGAGATGCTGAGGGTTGGGTTGAAGACAGTACTGCAAATATTGTCATCATATCCGACGCGAACGTTACAGATGATACCAAAATAGGTGACTTTGGTGGCCTTGTCGATCTCTGTGACGCACAGCATCTTGTGACAGCTCTACCCTGTGGTAAAGCTGCTGTAGTTGCCGACTGTATTACTGCTGCCGCGCTGTTCCCATCTCGGAACGTAGTAGTCGTTGCACACAATTCCGACGACGAAATAGCAGGTTCTGTGGCTGGAGTAATAGCAACTACCCTCCCCTGGGATAAGCTCATGTGGAAGGCAGTTAGCATAACGCAGAGTACCGAATATCGCAAGTCAGAGATAGGCACACTTGAAGCTGGCGACGTAAATGTTCTCTTTACGAGAGACCTAATTCGTATGTCTGACGGACTTACTACAAGTGTATCGAGCTTGTATAAATTCATCGATGTTGCGAGAACACAGTACTACCTGGAAGAGGGATTCAAGGATCGTCTTGGCGACCTGATGACGGGTGCTAAAATACCATACGAACAACGCGGAATTGATACCGTAAAAACCGCACTACAGAATGTGTGTGAAACCGCAGTTGCGTCTGGTGCAATACGGCAACCAACCACAATTGCTGGCGTAATTACCAAAGGATACGCAGTACAGGTCCCCAAATTTGTTGATGTATCATCGGCAGATATAGCGAGTAGGACGCTCAATGACGTGTATGTAATGGTGCAATTGTCTGGCGCAATTCAGACGATAGTGATAAACCTCAACATACAGATATAGGTGGTGTAAATAATGCCTGAACCAGCTGTATACGATATAAGAAAGGCCACGCTTAAAATAAACGGCGTAATAATCGAAGGCATCGGTGAAGATGGATATGGAATCACTCCATCGGGTGAAACCACCCTAATCACTGGTCTCTTCGGGGAAAACGGTTTCAATGTAGACCCCAGTACCGGCGCTGAAGCAACGGTTAATCTGCAAAGTACAAGCCCATCAAATGAAATGTTGACCTTGCTAAAGAAGGTACAAGACGCTGGCACGCAGCAGCCATTCACGTTCGAAATTATCGTTGATTACGAATTTGTCGAAGCGTTTGGCTTCAAGTCACAGATAATCAACTACTGTCTGATTGTCGGCTGGCCTGAGCACGAGTCATCCAAAGAGTCAAACCAGTATGAATGGAAATTCATAGGCTATGGCTACGAGAGACAGCCCATATAAGGAGGTAAACCGCATGAGTGAGGAAAACCCGATCGAAAGTGCGAGCCTTGAAGAATTGTATGTCAGAGACGAGACAGTCGAAAAAGAACTCTTCGGAGTGAACTTCGAATTTCGGGAACTCAGTGGTGAAGACCTACTGAACCTAGTGTCTGGTTGTACACTTCCGGATGGAAGCGTTGACAAGGTCAAGTACGCAAAATCGCTCTTCAAGAGAGCCATCTTAAAACCGAAAGAACTCGATGTTGGCAGATTGAAGGCAACTGTCCTGACCCAGCTAATTCAGGAAACTGAAGCTGCCTGTGGTCTCGGTGGTGATGCAATAAAAAACTTCGCAACAAGGTCAGAGGATATCCAGCCCTTTACCGAGTAGCGTATGAGTGGAAGATCCCACCATCGCAGGTGAAGAAATGGAAAATCTCTGACCTGATGGAGTGTCAAGCGTATCTTGAGCTAATCGACGAAGCTCACAAGAACGGAGGAGGCAAGAGTAGCCGGTCCAAAAGCGGCAAGAAACTCTGCCAGTATCACTTTAAATAAGTAGGTGAAAACGATGCCGATTGATATTCCCCTTGGAAATGTAGTAACAAGTTTCACAACACATGGTGAATCAGCAGTAGTAGCTGGTGCTATGGCTGTGGACAAAAATCTCAACCAAGTGAGGAATACAGGAGACAGCCTCCGCAACACTTTTCTATTTCTTTCTTTTGGAATGCTCGCCGCTGGCGGGATGATGTCTCGTATGGGAAAGCGATTGACAAACCTTTCTGATACGATGAGAGATACATACGCACAAATTGAGTTTGGTTCCGTTGTTGTAGGAACTATGCTCGGCAATGTAGATGAATCCATGAAAGAAGTCATGGAAACAGCAATAAGGCTTGGTCGTGAGACCGAGCGTACAGCTCAAGACGCTGTTGATGCAATGCGTAGGCTTGCAATGGCGGGTTTCGACACTGCAGAGACTATGGGTTCAGTCGAAGCAGTTCTTAAATTAGCAACAATCGCAGAGGTTGATGCTGCAGCGGCAGCAGAATTGGCTGCTGGTGTTTTTCGTTCATTTGGATTTGAAGCACAAACTGCAGCTGATGCTGCTGCGGGAATGACAGAAGTGGTTAGTATGCTTGCGGCGGCTGCCTCAAGTAGTGCCGCAACTGCAGGGGAGCTGGCCGAAGCACTAAAGTTCGTTGGTGTAGTTGCGCAAGAAGTAGGATATACTGTCGAATCTGTACTATCTGCATTGATGATTGGTGCAGATAACATGGTTAAGGCTGGAATAGCTGGTCGTGGATTGCGTATGTCCCTACTCAAACTATCTGGTCGAGTGGAAGCTATGAATGAAAATACGCTCTCACTTAGTGAAGCAATGCGAAAGTACAATCTCGAACTTTCTGACGCACAAGGAAACCTAAAGCCCCTCCCTGATCTCGTTGATGAATTCAGCGAAAAGCTCGGAGATCTTACCCAAACAGAGAAACTATGGATTCTACAGCAACTCACGACTGTTCGTGGGAGCACGCTATGGCTTGCGATGATGCAGGAAGGGGGAGACGCACTACGCCAGAATGAGGCCATGTTGCAGATTAGTGCGGCCAGAGAAGCCATATCTACAAAGACCAGAGAAGATTCAATTACAGTGCTTAAGAGATATAGAAGTAATATAGAGGATAGTGCGTCTGGTCTTCAGTGGCTAGTTAATGAGATGGGGTATACGGTGGAGGAAGCCAATACAATCAATGATGCAGTATTTGCGCTGGCCGATAATCAGTCTCGATGGAATACTGCACTAGAAGAATCAAAAGAGCTTTCTGCAATAACCGCAGCTCGACTAGAAACCCTTGCGGGAACACAATTACTCCTCAAATCTAGTATGGATGCTCTCTGGGCTAGTCTAGCAGAAGGGGTTATCCCTGTCTTCACGACATTCAACCAGATAGTACGAAGTCTTGCAGATTGGTTATCAACCCTCCCTGGCCCAATAAAGGCAATCATAGCACTTCTTGTACTAGCAACTGGAGTAATCCTTACAATATTAGGCGCTATGTTCAAGTGGGCTGGTACTATATTTATGCTTAATGCCGCGATCGCTGCTCTTGACAAAAAAGAGATGAAGAATATTGGTATAATGGGTCTCTGGTGGTTAAGCATAAAGAATATCTCTGGTGCGTCAAGGGGACTTGCTAGAGATGTTTTCCTCAAGAGCAGGGTAGTAGAGGCCGATAATAAAACCATCGCCTCTCATGTTACTCTCCTTTCTGCTGAAGCAGCTCAATACAATATAACAAGTGGCGCAGTAATGACAGAAGCGGTCATTATACACGAAAGTACTGGAGCAAAAATCAAACACAAACTCGCCACAATAGGACAGACAATCACCCTCAAGCTCAATACAATCGCCCTCAAAATAAGCACTGCAGTAACGGTATTTCACACCAAGATTCTTCGCATGGCCACTACAGGAGAGGCTCTTCATGCTTCTGCAATTCTTTCGAAGACGGGTGCACTCCGAGGACAAATTCTTGTTCTCAAAATATCAATTAGTGCAACAATAAGTCGTACTCTCGCAACAATAAAAGACACCATTGCAACAAAGCTATCTGCTGCTGCAGAATGGATTAGGACACACTCACTACTAGCCGCAATAGCAACTACGGCCATGCTCACTGCAAAGATACTGTTCAATACAATTGCACTGGGGGCAAATCTAGCACTTATAGGGATGCATACTGCGGCCACTATTACATGGGCAGCTGCTAAGTGGGTGGCTACTGCTGCAACTGGCGTTCTCACTACTGCAATGTGGGCACTCAATGCTGCGATGTATGCAAACCCACTGGTATGGATAATTGCTGGAATCGCCGGTCTGATTGCAATAATATACCTCCTAATCACCAATCTAGACAAGGTGGTTGAAGTCTTTAGTAAACTAGCATCACTCATAGGGGGATTCTTTAAGTCCGTACTCGACGGAATAGTATCTTCAATCAGTTTTCTCGTTGGACTCTTTCAGTCACTTAGAGATATAATAGAAGACACTCTCGGAACCTTCTGGGATATGGCTAGTGGGGTTGGAGCGCTTCTCGGCAATTCAATCATTCCCGATTATGTTGAACATGGTGTGGGTGAGATAGGCGATAGCTTTAAAAAGATGGAAGGTATGGCAACTAACTTCACGCAGAACGTTACAGCAGCTGTTGGGCCATCAGTTATTGAATCGCCAATTACTAATCCACCAGTTATTGAACCACCAATTACTAATCTACCAATTACTAATCCACCAATTACTAATCTACCAATTACTAATCCACCAGTTATTGAACCACCAATTATTGAACCACCAATTATTGAATCACCAATTATCAATCCACTGGCTATCGAGACATCACCAGTTATTGAACCACCAGTTAATGAATCATCGTCACTTTCTCGGGGTATTGGCAACATATCACCAACACCGCCAGTAGAGCGCACAACATCTGTCAATGTTGGCTCGTCGATAGGTAGCGTTACCGTTGGCAGTGCAGAAGATTTGGATAAGGTTGAAGAAATGATGAAACGTAGAGACGCAGAATTGATGAGAGAGATATCATTCAAGCTCAACAAGCAGAGAGGATTCTAATGATAGCATCAGATATAGATATCAAACTCAATGGCAATTGGTACCGTAGGGTCAATTCAATAATCACATACAAGAATAAGAAGGTGGTTGACTTAACAAAGCATCTGGTTGTCGATAAACAAGTTGTATTTGATGCTAAAGCAAAGGAACCACAGATACTCGAAATAATTTTTATTGTCGACTTTAAGAGAGCAGAAGATATTAGATTCTTCAATGACTTGCTCATTTCCACTGAAAGCATTTATGTTTCTATTATCAATACTACAGATATAAAATTCAATAATATGGCAATAGAAAAAATGAAGGTTACACGAATACCAAGTTCGATATATAGCAGGACAGTAAATGTAAAATTCGTGGAGATTAAAGTAGACGAACAACTAGAAGAATACCCAATAACAGAAGATGATACTCTCCTAGATGTAGTTGATCGCATTACTGATATTAATCTCGATACCGGGGAAGAATATGGCGTGACGAGCGCCGATATAGAATATAACTGGAGTGATGCATATGAAATATATGGCCTTCCCATTGTGTATGATGATGATCCAAATACTACAGAGAATACTCCTAGCGAAGACATAGACTCGTGGGACCATATAACACTAGGGTAGATATAATGAAAGTGAGAAGGTTTACGATCAAGCGTCAAGGCCTGCCAATGATGGAACACCTTAAGATAGACGAGGCATCCTACAAAATCAGAGTGTGGTGGAACGAGGGCTATGTTCTAAGCATGATGCGGATGATTAGTAGAGAGGTCGTAATATCTACACGAATATCTGGCCAAGGATTTCATACCGCGCGTAATAGTAATGAACAGGTGTTATTTGGGCTATATGTGTCTTCATACTCAGAAGAACAATTCACTCTGGTATTAGTATGCAACCAAACAGAGTACAACGAACTGAGGGGGTTGGTACATGACTAATATTACATATGAGCAATGGATATCTCACCTAGACGAGGCAACTAATACAGGTGCATACGATGTCGTTCAGAAAACTCCCCCTCCTCCCTTCCTGGATACAGCTACTATAACACTCGGCATCGGAAATAAGATATATGAGGGCATTCGTTCAATTAGTGGTCTTGAATTCACTCTATCCGCAGATCTAAGTAAGTATCAAGTAGAAGGAAAGGATGTTGTATTTGACTCTAGCGAAATGGAACCAATAGATATTACTATTAATTTTATATTAGATATTAGACAAATAGATATGAGACGCCTGCTGCAAACTTTAGAATCAGCACATGATAACCTATACTTATGCACTCTTGTTACATTTGAATTATATGTTTCTAACTTAGGGATTAAGAACCTTGAAATAACGAGAGTTCCAGGTGCAGTATACACAAGAATGATAAAGCTCCAACTCGAAGAGATTAAAATAGAGGAGTTGTCTGGAGAGGCTGCTCTCACGGATGATGAATTAACGAACATTACTAGTGAACTCAGGCAGATATCTCTAGATTCAAAACCAAAGAGTGTAACTATAAAACCCGAGGCAGCGACGATATATGGTGTCACAATTGGGCCTTCTACCGAATCTCTTCGTCAATTAGAACAGACAATGGATGATTATTATAATATTCAACAAGTCATCTCGCAGCTAGATTATGCACACCCATATCAGGCAACTGGTTGGGTAGCACCCGAACTTCCCGCATATGATACTAACGACATGACAGAGGAGCAATTCACCGAAATGAGACTGTGGGCGGAAGAACTGGTTCCTCATATTATACCGGGAGAGTATGAAGAGTGAGAACTGTTGAAATAGAATATTCAGAATTGCCCGTCTATCGGTACATTACAGTAGGAAAAGAGAAGTTCTATTTTCGTATGTGGTGGAACGAGGGATATGTAATACATTGTTTCAGAATGCAGGGTCCTGAAGTGGTACTTTCTTCCAGACTCACTCCCGCAAGCATTCACACATGCAGGAACTCTTATCAGCAATTCCTATTTGCACTTGCTATTGTGGATTATACAGAAAAATCAATAGTCATTGCAATTATACAGAATCTATATGATCTAACAGAATTTATAGACCCGGAGGATCCAATATTTGACCCTATACGCGAATAATCCAGGCGCAATACAGCCAAAATACGATATACCGTTTAAGTATGTGGAATTGCGCGTATTCACATCAGGAGGAGACAACTATATCCTCAAGAGTGCGACTAGACCTAACGGCCGTGGTTTCAATATACACTTCAGTGTAAATCTAGATGATACACTCGAGCCAGATACTGCAACTATCAAACTACACGGATTCAATAAACCAATCAGGAAGGGTGATATTATAACCGTTAGAGCATTCTATATAAGGTCGAGAATGTATATTGATCCGGCATATGGAAGGATATTTTCGGGATCTGTTAAATTCATGCATGAAGAATACCAGGATGGAGAGCGCATCATTACACTACAATGTATCAATAATGCATATAAGCTCCTCAGCCAGAAAGTTGGAGGGAAGTTTCCAAAAGGAACTCTTATCCGCGATGTGTGGCTTGTTCTTACATCTAATGTATTTGCCAACTACTTCGGTAAATCATGGACCGGGTGGGGGCGCATTGGAAGCATAAAAGGATTTACTAGTATACTTGCGGGGTGGGGGTTCTCAAATATGGTAGAAATTCTTCAAATGAACAGTCTCAGCAAATTGCGTAGCACATACCTTGAAGAAATTTCTACTGTCTTCTATATGCCATACTATCCACATCAGGCATTGACAGAGGAAATAGACTTTGATGTAAACGACACACTATATACCCACCTAGGCAGACTCGCTCAAGAGACACAATGGAAAATATTTACGAGTGATAACAGAATATTCTTTGTCTCTCCCGACTGGAATGCTGGAGTGGTACCGTTCATGGTGAGAAAAGGAAAGCAATTCTATGTAGCGCATCCTATAGATAATGAATCAGATTATGCTGGCTCAACCCATCAGTTTAAGTTCAGATTCTATCCACAACTACGCCCCCATGTAGCATTTAGAATAGAGGAGGGAAGACTTTATCAGATTAAATCCGTAAACTATATGTGTGATGACTCAACTTTCTTCGCAGATGTTGGTGCTACTATTGGCCGAGTAGTAGACTATTCATACTATTACGGACTCAGAGAAGACTTTATAAGGGCAGGAGGTACAATATGAGCTTTGTAAAAGAAATAGAAGAACGCATTGCACACCAGCTAGCCAAAAACCGCATATGCATTCCTGGTATAATTACGAAAGTATATGATGATCTCTCAGTAGATGTAAAGGCCAAAGATACTACAATGCTTCCTCTTGGTCACGTGCCCGTAATGACGATTAAATACGGGGATACATATATTCTCTCTCGCCCGAAAGTTGACGATCAGGTTCTCATCCTGATGTCACAATATGACATTCGTACTATGATCGAGAGGAAGGAGACATACACCCTCCAAAATCCCACATACGCACCTAGAGGGGCTGTTGTATTGTGTGGCTTCTTCGAGCGAGTAGAAGGGGTAGAATTTCCTGAAGAAGGGGTGATCAACATAAAGGGAAATGTGTCGATGTCCCCAAATCGTTGGTTTCAACCCCCACTATTAGATCATACAGAGGAAGGTATGATGGTTGTAGGATGGGGAATAGCAGAAGAAGGCCGCTTTTGGTTCAACACTACGCAACACAGGTTCCGCGGATGGAACGGAACAGTATTAGTAGATCTAAGCTAAACAATAAGGTGATAAGATGGCAACTATACCAACACTACTTGAACCGCCAGAACCGAACTATGGTGTAAAGACGTATGGTTTCGAAAGAAAACTATATACCACCATTCTCGAAGAAAAGAAACAGCTCGCTCGGCTACTACTCGGCGAAGATACATTTCTCGACGAAGGAAGTCAACTGCTACTTCTTCTCGAACTTATATCGTTCGAAGAAGCACGGCTGTGGGGAGTAATCGAGGATTCATATTTCGGTGGATTTGTACAAACAGCAACAGGAAGACAGCTTACGAGCTTAGCTGAACTGGTAGGTATATCGAGAATATCTGCAAAGCATGCATCTGGAAACCTTACTGTAACGGCTAACTCTGGAACATACATCCCTGCAACTACACTGTTCTCAACATCAGACGGCCGTCTCTACCTTACTACTCGTGCAGTAACATATGTTGTAACAGGAAGCATGTTCGTTGAAGTTCGCGCAGTATTTGCAGGACCAAGTGGAAATGTCGGTTCTGGAGAAATTGTAAACATAGTGAATCCGATAGTGGGTGTATCTACAGTCACTAATGCAGTATCATTTAACAACGGGCAGGAAGCTGAAACAGATGCCGTTCTCAGAGTGAGGTTGCAACAGACGTTCAAGAACCGGTATGGCACGGTCGAGGGAATTCGCGGAGCATTGTTGGAACTCGAAGGAATATCTGCAGTGGAAGTTGTTGAAAATACAGGAACGCATTCAGCAGCTCTATATATATACGACAAGACACCCCCAAATCAAGATATTGATGACATAGTTAGTAACTGGCGACCCGTGGGGATCAGCATTACATGGGCAGGAGTTACTACAGTCCCTATCTACGTAAGTTTGGACGTAGAATTTGAGGACGGATATGATGGATACGAAGGAACCCTAAAACAGAGCATAGTAGATTACATAATGGGTCTAGCTCCCGGAGATGATGTAGATTATGAATCCGTAATAGGTGCTGCTTGGTCTGCAGGGCATATCATTAAAATAAATGCCGTTAAAATAGACACAGTATCTCCTCCTGCCGGTGTGATAGATATCGTAATAGCTTCCGGGAATAAAGCAACGTGCCAGCTAGCAGATATAGACGTAACGCTCTTATAGGGGTGAAACTATGACAATGAGAGACCCTCTGTATGAAGACAAATTCGATGGTCCATCCCCATATCTTAATCCAGATATATGGGCTACTGATAAAGGACCTACTCCACTCACAAGAAGATTCGGGAAGCTGTTTCGAGCCAGCAATCTATACATGAGAACGATAGACGAAAAAGCACACGGTGCCTGGCTAATACGCGCATCTTTTCATATATCTGGTTCAAATCCATCTATATATTTCAACATGTCTCATTCTTCTGGGTTGTATCAGATATGGTTAGAACATATTTTTGACAAGTGGTATATCTATATAAACTGGAAAGAAGGTGCATCGTCTCCAACACTAGTAGCTCCATATATAATAGCAACAGTGTCATCAGCCGACTTTGACAGTGATACATTTGTACAAGAACCATGTGTAATGTTCGTAAAACACACATATCACGTTGATGTATATTTTGGGTACCAACTCATAACTCGAATATACTTCAGAAAAGACCTAACTCCTATATATGATAAAATGTTATCACACTTGAGTCTGCAAATACTAAAGGATGTCGGGCTAGCATACTATGCATACTTCGAAGACAATTTCTGCTATGACTACGCAAACAATCTAACCTCTAAAATCCCCAAGTGGCAAACGATAGACAACTGGGAGTCTATTATAAATATACAAACAGAGATAGCCGAATTTGAATATATGAATATAAGCTTCCTAAATCTATACAAAAACATTAATGCCCATAAAACACAATCCTTGATAGGGTATATCGCATCACACGTAGGAGCGGCAGAAGAAACTGGCACTCACGATTCAATGGCCGCCCAGTGGAGCGCTACCGGTATAGAGCGCAATATGTTTGGACCAGATTTTAAAGTGTTCAATTGGGCAAAACCTGGGGTTTTTCCTGACCACACCATATATCACGCACCTCCACGAGAATATGCATCTATATTCGTTACAGGCAAAATAGGAGGAATGCGCCCAGATACTAAACACGCATACAAAAACATAGTATGGGCTTCATACCCTGCAGCGACCGCCGTTGCGGTGTTCGACAACTATCAGGACTCTGGTGCTTATGGTCATGTTACTCCCTTTGTACGCATGAAAACAGATCTTACAGCAAGTGTCGGGGCACCGAGACTACCAGATCGTTCTAGCTCCCTCTTCCAAACAAACTGGCACAATAAATTCAAGGTACTTGGACTGGTGTGTGATGATGTGGGGTTCGTAGGAGATTCAGAAGATACTGCAATAACTTGCTATGATGAAGTAACATATACAATAACTTAAGGAGTGTAACATAATGAAAGGAATAGTAGAAATAAGAATAGACAAGAAGATCGTGCTGGTAAAGGAAAACCAACTCCATGATGATCTCTTCTCTACCATTATCAATTCTCTAAGAACACAGACACCCGCACTAACAACAATTAAAGCTCTTAGTATCGGAGAAGGATGGAGTGGTGAGACTCGATGGGATAAGGATGTTGATACAGAGAATCAGAGGATAACTGCGTTCACGACAGCGAAAGGAGACACTACATATGGTTATTATATAAAATACCGTTTCTTCTGGACAAATGCAACGGGGGGAGATATACTTCTCTCTACAATGGCAATGGTCTTCCAAGACGCAGATCCAGGGAGTAGGGATGTTTGTGCAGTAATGGAAGTTAGTGCAAATCCAGTGACCATAGCAAATGGACAGCAGCTCGATGTATACTGGAAAATAATTATGGACTATCACGCATAGGAGGAATGAAAATGGAAGAAAAAATAAAGGTTCACGGCAAACTCACTATAGAAATAGGTGATAAAACTCACGAGATAGTGTTCAATCAAATCCAGCGAGACTTGCTTTATCGAATAATGACCGGTATCCATAGTACCGGCCCACCCCCGCCAACTCTAATATCTGCGGGAGATGGATACGTGCCTGGTGACTACGACGGCGACTTGACATCAGAAAAATATACAGCACCGATCATATCCACCGATGAAGGAATTACCCCTACTGGTCGATTCGTTCAATTCTATGGTACTTACACCAACTTCACTGGCTTCACAATAACAGTTGATAGTTTAGTATTGGCGTGCGCTGGTGCTGTAGGAAGTAGACTTGTGTATGGTGCAGTAAAAGCCCCCTATTATTCAACAGCATATCAACTTGATCTGTTAGATACTGAAGAAGCAAGACTACTGTGGGAAATTTTCTTCGACTATCACGACGAGGTGGTCTGAGGAGCAGAGCTCCAATGTGATGGAAGGGGACTGCTCACCATATTTCAGCTCTCAGTTCTGTGATGACTGGTTGATTAAGTGAAAGCCGCGATGAGCGAGGATACTCGGCGAATAAAACTGGATATTGCATCATCAACGACCACCACCGTATAGTTTATTGCTCGCATTCAATTTCATCGTCGCTTTCATCCTCTCTTCAAATTCCTTTCTACACTTCCCGCACATCTTAGCAACTCCCCCTGCTCTTATTGCTACTACGTTATTGCATCCCGGTCTTACACATTTAGCCAGGCGCATTCCTATGTTCCTGCATCTCATCATCTTGTCACCACCACGGAG